TAAGAGTCTGTTGCACAAACTTTCTTAAACCATTCTAAAACAAGTCTTCTATCTAAGTTACCACCACCTTCGTGAGCAATAGGATAGTATCCTTTCCATCCTTCAACAGCCACAGCTATGCCTACGATCTCTCCTCTGCCTTGTATAGCACCAGATCCTCTTGCTTTTAAATCAGGGTCCTTTGTTTCTAAGTCAATAGCAATATACTTTGCATCTGATAAATCAGGAAACTCTTCTGGACAATCCCATTCAGTTTGAACTGTAAACATTATTTCTTTTTTGTATCTTTTAACTTTAGTATTTCTAATTCACAATAATGAATTATTTTCTCTAGATCTTCTATCTTATTTTTAGATAAATATCTACAGACATATTTCACAACACAGCCCTGGAAGAACGAAAGATTATTTTTAGAAATAAACTCGTACGGCTGAATGTGAAAACTTTTATAATGGCTCCCACCTACCTGCCTTGATTGAGGAAAAGCTTTGGCCATATCATCTGGGTTTGTCATACTATTGGTGCTCCTATGTTGTATTGATATTCGTAGTGTTGACTACACACGAATAGATTTTCTTTCGCTCTTGTTACTCCTACGTACCACGTACGATGCTCTGGATCTGGGTTGTCTCTAGATGAATCATAAATAATTTTTTCAGTGTCTGTAAACAAAGCTACATTATCTGCTTCATCTCCTTTGGCTCCGTGTATTGTAGATAGTCTTATTCTAGCTGGTTTCATTAAGTCATCACCAGACTCTAATAATTTTTTTATGTATAATTTACTTTGATATGGAAATCTTAAAGTATCCCAGCTCCCCGCTGCTAGCAGCCCGTGGTGTTCTCTTAGTCCCTCTAAATTTATTGAGTCTATATCTTTCAGTGTCTTGCCACCAGCAAACCCTCTTTTTAAATGACCATCCTTTACAGTCAGGTAATCCCAAAGATCTTCACAATCGTCTTTGCTAACATATGCACCTTGGTTCAAACGTGTCCAAACTCTGTATGCACTCAGCATTTTATTTGGTAGGTACTCTTGCGCTTTAGCTTCAAATCTATAACTCATTCTGTATAAGTGATCACGTATTGGTTCTAACATTTTATTTGTACGAGTCAATACTAACCACTGATCTCCATGTAAAGGTAGATCTGTAAAACGTGCGTTCATGGTTACAGATCCTTCACGATCTGTAGGTATCCATTCTTTTTCTAAACGTTGACCCATGTATGGAAAAATACTTGTAGCCAATCTATGCACAGCTCTAGGAACTCTAACTGATTGTACCTGCGGATCAAACTCACCTTTTAACTCTATAAATATCTTTGCTGAAGCCCCTTGAAAAGAATAAATTGTTTGATCATCATCCCCTGCAATGTATGAACGAGCACACTTACTCTCTATGTAAAAGAACATATCCCATTGCAGAGGACTTAGATCTTGGGCTTCATCGAGGAAAACACATTGTAGTGGTGGACAACGGTCCTCCTCGACAAACTTGGAAATCATATCAGAAAACTCAACCATATTTGTTCCTTCTTTATACGTAATCAGGTCTTGATTGATTTGTTCTGTCAACCAAATATCATTTGTATAATGTAATCTTAATTCTCTGGCTGCGTCTGCAATACTTGTTTTTTTATTTCTAGCTAACTCTATAATACGCATGTGTGGATTTTGATGTTCAACATGTCCATTAACATTTAATCTTGATTCAAAGGACATATTTCTACAGTATGGAGAGAAGTTTTTAAAATTTTTCCATTTATCACCATTCAATAACTGTGTCTTTGTATTGATACCACACTCTCTTGTGCCCATAGAGTGCATGGTACTAGCGTATATTTTATCGTTGTTTACTCTCTTTTGCGCCACTTTCGCTGCAGTTTTAGTAAAAGATATGTATGCAATCTTATCTGGTTCAGTTCCTTGATCTAACTCTTTTTTTAAATATTTCATTAAAGTATGTGTTTTACCCGTGCCTGGTGGTCCTGGTATTATTATTCTATGCAAACGGCACCTCTTTCATTTTATCTTTTCTTATGTTTGGTTTGTCTAATTTAATTGTTGGCAGTGTGAAGTATCTTACACTCTTGTTGTCTATCTTACCTGTAACTTCTGTTGCATCAAACATGACTTGCATCATTCTAGCAGTTCGTTGTTTTTGATATTTCTTTGTGTCCCAGACTTTTGTTCTTAATATATATTTCCAGAAGTCTTTAAATTTAAAATAACTTACACCGTCTTCTGTGTAAGCTAGTCCACGCAATATATCTTTCCAGTCTTTACCTGGTATCTTGTTTATATAATCTCCTAATAATTCTTTTAGTTGTACATCTATCTTTGTGGATGCTGGTGCTTCAATCGGTATTGTGTCTTTCAATAATTTATTTATTGCCTTTCTCCAAATTAGTTTGCCAACTGGTGGCATAGCTTGGTTGATTTGTTCTAAACATTTGAGTGAGAATCTATCTGGTTCATGCAAGTCTTGTGATTCTACTTCTACCTGTTCATCACCTATTGTTACATAATATAATGGTGGATCAGAATCGTACTTCTGTATTTCTTTTATCTCTGTCTCTGGCAAACCATCACCTACACCAAACTCTTGCATTACACATTTTTTAGAATTGCAAAAAGATGCAATGGGTTCATCTTTACATTTGTAATTATATTCCTTGCCATCTATTGATTTAATAAGTGTATCTATTTCTTTTTTATCTAATGGTGGTTGGCAATACGCGTCGTTGTATTTAAATATTTCTATTTGCCATTTGTCAGGAAATCTTTTTTTTGTATAAACACCAAAGTTATACATGGCATTGTTTCTTTGCCCGTTGGGTATTCCTTGTTTTGCGATTGTAACCAAACATGGTGGCGCACCAGTAAGTAGGTTGTCAACTGTTTTTTCTTCTTGAATAGACAATTTAGAGAGTTGATCTTCTGTTAGTTTTACTTTACTATGCGCTTCAAAAAAATAAATTAAGTCCATAGCTGACCCATCATCTTTAACCCCATATCTTAAAGACAACAACGCATTGTGATAAGGTAGGTTTAAAAAACTACCTGTGCCACCCTTGTTCATATCTACTTTATTTTGTTTAGGAAAAATTTCTGCGTTAGCATAACCAAGTTTGGCTGCCATATCTTTTAGTTTACTTCTAATCAATGCTGCAGGAACAAAGTTATCTGTAAATAAAAATACGTGCGCACCTCCAGATTTAGATCTACACACTAATAATGGAAACTTATATTCTCTTATCTTTCTAATTAATTCTTTATGGTCAAAGCCATTGTATACATCAATATCTATACAAGACCACTTACATTTATTTTCTTCGTTAATAGGAATAATACCAAGGGCAGGATCTTTACCCATCAAATGATCCATGAACATTTGTTTGGTGGGTCTTTTCTTAATTATAAAAGATCTTGTTTTGTGTTTACCTCTCTCGTCAAACTCATTTGTTTTTCTAGTTTGACCGTAGGCACTATAAGAGCCTTCAAATATATTTATAAATTTTTCTACGTCTGTCATCACCACTATGCTTTTGGGGTGTGGAGTTATGGATCACACCCCAAAACTTGTTATTAGCTTTTATTAGCCATGCTAGAGTAGAACTTCTTTGCTCGTTCGTACATCGTAGCATCTTCTAACATTCCAACTTTTTCAACGTTGTAGCCGTACCATTGATTACCTTTTCCTGTATTTAACACAGAGGATAATCTGTAGATGTGGCTAAACGATGGTGGGGTATATGGACCATTTTTACCGTCTAAACTAATAGACTTCATCATGGAGTTCCATTTCCTGCTAACTTTACCTTGTGATGAGCTCATTGATATCATCGCAGTGCTTGAACCTTTATCACCTTTAATAATTACAAAGTGTTGGCCAACAGTCAAAATGTAATTACCATTTTGTAATCTGTCCTTGCCATCAGGTCCTTTGGTAGTTTTATCTAGAATATCAGATGAGTCTGGATATATGTTTTCCGGTCTACCTGAACCAGTTCCATAATCTGCCCATTCTTGGTATTCTAATCTGTAGTAACATGGGATTACTTCGATCCCCTTGTCAGCATCATATAGCTCTTTCGTAACAGTATTTAAGAACATACCAGGTTCTGCACCCTCTACGTAATTTTGATTACGTTTCTGTGCTTCTGCTGATCCGTTCTGTAAAAGTTTTAAGATAGGTGGAGCCAGACTTTCTGTCTTCACATTCTCAAAACCAGCTTGTGCATCTGCCTCAAATAAACCTGCAGATGGTAGGTTTGTCTTTTTAGTAGTTACTTGTTTCTCGCTACTCATTT